GAACTGTTCCAGCATTCCGGCCATTCTATTACCATTCAGGGCCTCAAACAAGGGATTCGCCATGTCTGCCTCCTTCCGGCTTTGTTGCCGTTTCGAGATAACTATATAATTCTTCATATTTGCTTCTCAAATCGTCGTATTCTTTCCGAGTAACGTATTTATCGTCTAAGTTCACTTCCGCCTGTTTCTGTGGCTCTTTCGCGTCCACCGTGACCTCTTTGTAAGCAAAGGTGCGGAGCGTCGGCATCCCGGCGGCATCGGTAGTCTTTATATAAAAATTAGAGTTTTCGGAGTCCATCAAAAGGACGCTTGTATTTGGAGCGACAAGATAAGATTTAGCTCCAGCCTCGCCCTGCACCCACAGGATCCCCTGATTTACCTGCTGTGGCTGCTGATACTGAGCCTGCATCTGCGCCAGCCTGTCCATCTGCGGCTGTAGCGGATTTACTTGTCCATACTGATACGGGTTATAGCCGTATCCTTGATATGGTAATGCCATGCCTGCGCCTCCTATGACTAATTCAATGACTTTCTATACCTAAATTATGGCATAAAAAATAAGCCTCTGACAGTCCATCAAAGGCTTACAAAAGTATCAAATCAACATACCCGTATTATCTTTTTGTTTATTCGCTGGCTCATTCTTTTCACGGTGGACACACTCACGTTCATCATCTCCGCACATCTTTCCAGCGGAATATTCTGCGCCCGTAATTCAAAAAGCCGCCGTTCCTCAGGTGTAAAATTGCAGTATTTGCGAAAAAAATCCAATTCAAACACTGTAAAATCGTATACCTTCAAGATTACTCCCCTTATTGCGTCCGCGCCAGATAAGATATAAGCTTTCCCCTCGTTTCTTTTAACTGCTCAACATTGTTCCCTGATATCTGGCTGTTAAGCATCGTTACCAATGTCTCCATGATTAGGCTGTCCCGCTCCCTAATCTCATGCATCGTTTCAAAGTCTCGCTTGTCATGCTCTTCAAGGACTTTTACCCGCGTGGTGAGCTTAATCGCGGGGGATATCCATTTATGTATCACAGCCACAGCGCCCCCTATCACCGAAATGCCGCCGCACACAGCAAGAATAGCCTGTATCGTTTCCATAGTGCCTATCTCCTTATTTCTCCCAGTAGTATATCGGTATCTCCTGACCGCTGTCCCATGTGTCCCAGTAATGTCCATCTTTGACGCACACCACATGGCCGTCTATCCCGAGCACATACGTCCCTGCTGGATGGTCTCGGCAAAAATCATCTACCGTGTAAACATGCTGTCCGTGGTCGTCTACGATATACCGGCGGAATCCGTTCTCGCGCAGATACGCACCCCAGACTCTATTAGCACTTGGCATGTCAGACAACGAAAACCCATACACGGATAACCCAACATAAACTGTATCCCAATCTTGCCCTAAAGCCTTGCACAATGCGCGCACAGTGCAATCCCCTACTCTTTGCCCTTTTGAGGGGTTTGGATTGTAATATTCAAATCGGTTCATCATTTCACCCATCGCTTTTATACACTTCCATTCTCCGCATATCTTTTTGCCCCTTTATTCGCTGCCTTTTGCTGCGGGTATCCAAATCCCGCCAATGTATTCCGATCATACTGCGGCTGCAATCCATGCTCTTCGCAATATTGATTGTAAGCCCTGTTCTGTCCCTGCAATCTGTAAGCCAGCTTGTCATATTCCCGCTGAAGCTTTTCCCGATCCGCGCCGGACGACCATGCAAGCTCTTCCTGTTTTACTATCAGCTGTCGTTTCGTCTTTCGGATTCCGCGCTCCATAGATCGCTGCTTCTGGCTGTCCTCATACCGTTTTAGATTCTCAGCGTCGGTAATTTTATTCCCGCTTCCATCCAGCAGATTCCCTTCTGCGTCCCTCCACGGATTCCTCATCCGCTTGCCAAACAGCATATGCCCGTGACGACAGTTATAGCCATGCAGCCCTCTCATATCCACAACCCTGCCTTCTCCCGTGGTTAGATCAATGTCATACCCAGTCGATTCCAGTAGGTTCGGATATCCCGGCTCGCTTCCGTCAATTTTAAAGACCCGCCCCTGCCATTCGTCATGACCTGCAAGCAAGGGCTGCCCGTCGCGCCTTACTCTTGCCCCGAGGTGCGCAGAGGTCAACACATACTCTGTCCCGCTGTCCACGATATATCTATTTGTCAGCTGCGCCGCCGTCTGATTCATCGACGTCACTACACAGCATCGTACTGCCGCTTCCAGCGTCCGCCGCGTCCCTGTCGGATAATCTACCATAACGCCGCGTCCCGCATACGCATCCAGCACATCCGCTATGGCTGCGGGATAGCTTTGCACTCCGCTTGCCACCCTTACATCGGCTTCGTCGAGCAGCGCCACAAGGTCTTTCTGGCTTTGCTCCAGCGTCGTCCTTGTTAGGTTCTTCAACTCCGCTCGGCTTTTTATGTACTCTGCTTCGATAACAGCCATGTATCGTGCATTTTCAAGCGGAGACTGCGCCACGATACCCATTTCTGACAGTGTAACCGCATCATCTTCCCACGATGTCAGCACGGCACCCCGCAGGAGCTTCCGCAGTTCTTTTTCGCTCAGATCTGTAAGCTCCATGATCCGCCGCTGTATCTCATCCCGGCTTTCCCCCAGCTGCTCCAGCCTGTACAACAGTCTGTCCGCCGTGGCTATGATTTTTCCGGATTTTAAAATCCTTCTGGCGATATCCCGCAGGATAAAGTTTTCCAGCCGTTCGTAGATTTCTAATATCCGATCAGCTTTCCCTTCAAAATACTCTGGTCTCAGCATCATTCTTTCCCCACCGTTTTTCTCACGAGATCCAGCCAGTCGTCCTTATGCCGCCTTTTGGCTTCCTCGAACCATTCGGACGTTGTTCCCGGCTCATGATACTTAATCTTTCTCTGCGTCGGGCTTTTGCTGGGAGGGGATGTCCACCCTATTATGTTCCCCTCTGCGTCTTTCAGCGGTATATTCGGACCGTACACAATGCCCCTGTACAGATAATGGGCATATGGCGTGTCATACTCAATGATGCCGCCGTATACCCCGTCAGGATATCTTACGCTGTTTCTTAGTGCGCCCTGCCGGAATGGAACGAAGGGGGCACTGTCCGCCACTACCTGCATATTCAATATCTTCTGGGCTTCCAGCAGATTATCGTCTATGCGGGACGTATCGAGTTTAATCTCCACGTCCCCAACTTTCGTATCCAGTTCCATTCTACCACCTCCTGCATTTTATGGCGTACCCTTATTTCATCTTCGCATATCCCACGCTCATCCCCGCGCCAGCATCGTTTATCACGGTCGTTGTTGGGCTGTAGGTTCGCAACGACCTGTATTTTTCAAGTTCTTCGGTGGATAAAGGTCTCTCAGTTGGGTAAGTTGCATATAGTATCTTGATTTTTTTTTCGGCTAGCAGATTTAGCATCTGAACGTCATTTTCATACAATTCCGTTGGAATTGTAACATACATTGCTTCTGTGTCAAATTCGTTTGAAATACTATACGTTTTATTAACCTTGTTTACACTCTCTACATAGCTTAAGCAATTTGACAGTATCGTCTGCCTTGTTTTGATTCTTTTTGACGGCGATGTAAAAAAGTAAGCGGCAACAAAATTTTCGTTGGAAACAGCGTTGTTCTTCTTCAAAACTGTTATCCCTTTCCCAAATTCTGCAAATGCAACATTCTGTACATATACACCCCGTTTTAAGTCCACTTCATCGCACAACCACTGCTGCCCTGATGCATCGGTGTAGTTTCCGTTGTCTATTGTCGGAACGCCCGGAAGCCCGTTTGGTGTGGGGATGATGAGCGTCTGGGCTGGCTTGTAGGGTTCGTATTCCGTATCAACTGTGCCAAACTCGATTTGAGGATAAATGACTGTATCAATCGGTTTGCCTAATTGATCTGATGTAATGTAGATAAATAGTGCATGATTATTAGGATCATAATTCATTTTTTCGCCGCTTAAAACTATTTTCCCGTCAGTCGGATGCTTGGCGGTTAAGCCAACATCGGAAAACTTAATACGGGACAAATTGATATATTCAATAGCGGTAGGCGTTCCCACGCATCTGATGCCTCCGTCTGATTGGACAGTATATTTGACACCTTCGCGCTCAATTTGCGTTCCTGCTCCACCTAATATCGGATACGGAAACGGAATCAAATTCTTGCCCAGCACCTCAACCTCAATCTCTCCATCCTGCCCTGCGCTCTTAATCTCCTGCGGGTACTCCGGTGACGGGGAGGGCTTACCGCCGGTGTAGGGCTCGTAATTGGACGCAGTTGGCTGTGTTTTGGATATCATCGCCTTAACCTTGCCATTAAAGGCTTCTTCGAGTCTGAGGAATATCCGAAACTTATCTCCATCCATTACTTTTATTTTTGCCGCAACTCCTTTCATGGAACTTCCCAATGTGATATTTATCCCATTTCTAAATGCAACGACAATTAAATTCACAGATGCACTATCTGAATAAACATAATATTCCCCAGATGCTAATAACGGGAAATCGTCGTATGAACTTTCGTTGTCCATGCCACTGCGTCCCACTGCATAGATGTCATTCTTTCTTGCACCGGATATCGCTATCCCATCTTTAAATACTTCAAACCCTTCTCGCTTTTCTCCTACCTCAAACGGCAACAACTGCGCCCCAGTCGTGCTCCCCTGCGTTGATTTGCCGTGGAGGGTTAGGGAGGTGAAGCGGTTTCCTTTGACCCCCTCCAGCAGGGCAGGATTGCCGGTAACGACAGTGAGTACAACGCTGTATGCATCTGCTACCAACGTCAGGAAATGTTCCTCGCGTGTCACAGGTGGAAAAACTTCTCCTTCCCCGTTGGCAATCGCCGCCCAGTAATATTCTAATCGTGTCACAGGCGCAGGGATGCTTCCGTCCCATACTCCTGCTACCTTTGCCATGTAATACTGCAATCTCGTGACGGGCTGCGGGGTATTGCCGGAATAATCCCCTGCCATAGTCGCAAGGTAGTATTCTTCAATAGTCACGGGCTTGGGCGTCTTGCCCTTATATGTCCCTGCAATCTTTGCTAGATAATACTCTTCTCTGGTTATCGGTTCCATTACTCTCTCCTTATTAGCAGCAGCTTCGCGCCCTATATATGCGTCTTAACAGTCTCCTAATATCCAACATATCTGTCTCTGTATACACACTCAAGACCTTTAATGCCATATACCTTCGTGTCTTTCGCCGTCTCTCCCATTCAATCATAACTTCATCGACTGCTCTTTCTATTTTTTCATAGACTTCCCGCAGCATTCTTACAATTTCTTTGACCGCGTTTTCTACATTTTTCAAAGAATCAAAGAGTTCATTCCAGCGATTCTCAATGCGTCCGATGTCTCCGATCCCCTGTCCTACAATCGCAAAATCCATGCTTATTCCTCCCCGAACAGCCCCGTTTCCTTCGGCTGCGCTTCCTTCACCATTGCCTTCGCATCGTCCTCTATCATGCCCTCGAATTTGACAAAATACCTCCACGCGGGCACCTTGCCCTGCACAACATAGCTCCACCATCGCGCTCTGTCCTCTTCGCGGTTGTAAGTGATGTCCCCGAAGTCGTATACCACTTCATAAACTCCGACAGGGGCAAGCGCGTATAAATCCGCATACACCGACATGGCATATATAGCATCATTAAGGCAACTCTCCAACTTGTCCCGCACGTCCTTAATAAACTGGATGGTTCGCTGCTGCTCCGCTTCCACGCCCGTCGCTGTCTGGATGCCGCTCGCCTCGTTAAAGACAAAATAGCCGTTTGAGAACCCGCATTTATACCCTATCTGGGACAGGAGGGCATTGATCCCGTCTAGACGTGTGGCTGTGTTAAGCTGCGGTGTAACCTCCTGATAAAACTCTTCCGGGCTGTTGCCGAACACGTTTTTTACATAATGCGGAAGCTTAACGTCTGGGATGCGCCCGTTAAGGTTCGTCCCGCTGTCAAACATCAGCCTGTCATCTGCAAGGATGATCTTCTCGCTGTCATATATCTCACCGGCGTTCCGGCTGTATGCGATGTCCAGGTCTTTCATTTCTTCGATGGCTTCTGCGTATATCGGCATTCCCAGCGGAGAGGAAAGATCTATGTTGTTTGCAGCAGGGGTGCGGAACACTCCGTACATGGGGGAATCAAGTCTTTCGTTCCCGCCCTTGAGAATCGGCGGCGTTTCCTCCAGCAGATCAGCCCACTTTGTCTGCTCCAGCGGGATAGGATCGCCGAGGGATTCGCTGCTCTTTGATACATATGCCCTGTTGGATATCACATACGGGTATATCACGCCCGCCTCCGTCCTCGTCTCGACAAACCTATGATACTCCAAGCGTGTATAAAACTTTTCGTTAGCCGCATAGCTGTCTTTAAACACAACGCCCGTTATATTCCCGTTATCGTCCTGCTCCGTCACGAAAAAGTCCAGAGGGGTAAACATATCAAGCCCGCCGCCATTAGGCTTTACAATGATCGTGCCATAAGCACAGCCATACTCTACCCAATGACGCATGCTATAATAGGCTTTATCAATCTGCTCCTGCAACCACGCCCCGCGTGCGCCGCCGTCAACCTGGATTTTAATCCCCAGCGTGACGAGCCGCGCCGTCTCGGAGCATACCGCCTTTGCAAAATTGATAGTCTTTATTCGATTATCTGCGTCTAACCAGTACGGCGTGCCGCGGTAGATGTTGGCACACTCTACAACCTTTGCCATCATCTGCGCTGACGTGGTATCCTTTACTCTAAAATCTTGCTCAGC